TTATTTTGAGTTGAGACATTTTGTTTCCAACCATTGATCCAAGTCTTCCTTCAAATACCTGATACTCTTACCAATTTTCAAATACTTTGGTCCAGGTGTTCTGCCCCCGATTCTCCCTTCCATCCGATCTTTTTTCAAATATGATGCACTCATGCCAATATAATGCGCAGCTTCTTTTTCAGTTAAACAGCGTTTAATTAATTTAATTTCCATCCGTGGCTGGTCCTGGTGATATTCCATGTGACACTGATGCATAACATTAAATTACTTAATGCATTGAGTCAATGCATTAAAAATTGGCAAGAAGCTGGCAAACAACACCACAAATGTCTTTAGGATCTTTCAAAGGGGTTACAGGGTAACGGGGATTGAGAGGAAACAATACATATTCGCCACCTTCAATGCTGAGTTGCCGAAGTATTGTGGAGCTTTTGTCTGATTGTTTCACCACAACATAATCATGATGTTGTGGCTTGCGCTCGGGATCAATAACTAGTTCACATCCATCTTCAAAGCTAGGGCCATGGGTTGAGGTCATGCTATTGCCTTGAACATGCAATCCAAATGCATATGGGCCAACATTTTTATTAGTGGCTACCCAACCATTGTTACTATTGTGTTGGTATGACTTACAGATTTTTTTCCAATTTGCAGCATCTTCCCAGCTAATAAGGGGGATCAACCTAGCTGGTGTACCTAGATAATGTTGTCGATCGTTGTTCTTATGTTGAGCCTTTTGAAATACTTCAGTTTGACGTTGAACTGGAATAGGTTCTTCACCTTGTAGCTGGGCTAATGTTAACCCAAAGTATCCTGCGAGTGGTTTTAGAGTCGAAGGTTTCGATTCTTTAATTTGGCCAGTCAAGATCCTATGGATAGTTGATTGAGGTATACCCGTCTTTCGAGATAATTCACCCTCACTAATTTTCTCATCTGAAAGCATTAAATTCTTTAAATTATCTTGTACTGAAGTTCCCATAGAGCTCTCATGGTTGATGATGTAATACCTAAACGCATTATGAAATGGGTATTGGGCAAAGTAAAGGCTTTTGCGCATTGACATGCAATGATTAAATTCATTATTCTGGTGAAAATTCAAGGAGGGCATCATGGATTGGCCAACTATCATCACAGAAATCTTATGGATGGAAAAGATCTCTGAGAAGCAATTATCAGCATCTTTAACAACAACGACGACACAATCAACCATAAATCAATTAAAGAATGGGCGCACTAGATGCCCACTCTATGATTTAGGTGTTGAGTTAACAACAAGGCATAAGAAATTAAAAGGCTTGGAACAGGCTAATCCAATATCTGCTTAATCCAACAATAGTAGGAGCTTCACATGGATAGTTACTTAGAAAATATGATTTCTCACTGGTATTCAATCAAGAGAATGGAAGGCTATTACATCCATGAGCGCCTTAGAACAGAGGAAGCTATTCAGCATCATCTTCAAAAACATAATCACTGTAAAGGCTCAAGCATTATTACTTTTGATACATTCAAAATTGGAACTTTATTTTTTGTTCCCAAGAAAGAAATTTAAATCTTCTTTCAAGGAGTCTCAATGCGTGATTTCTGCAAATTCTCTCCTAAATTTTGGATGAGTTTTCAAACAAGGCAGCTTGTGAAGGAAGGACCTGATACCGTCCTAGTGGCCTTATATTTACAGACAAACCACCATAGCCATAGTTTGGGAATTTATTTTATTCCATCGATTTATATTGCTCGTGATACAGGGATTACCCTTGAAAGAGTACAAGAAATCATCAATCAATTAGAACAACTTGAGTTTTGCCAATATGATGCAGAGCACGAGTACATTTGGTTGTTGAATTATGGTTTAGATCAGGTAGGTGGTCTTCTCAAGAAGGTGGATAATAGGGTCATACAATTACAAAAGTACTTTGAGCAGCTACCAAATCTCTCCTTCTTAGGGGCTTTCTATCAGCAACATAAAGATGATTTTCACTTATTACCCCCTTCGAGGGAGCTTGAAAGAGTAAAAAAATTTCAGGTAAAAAGAAAAAAAATGAATAATGAAATCTTACAAGACACTCTAGAGGCCCTTGCAAGCAAAGAGAAAGAGAACAAGAAAGAAAAAGAGAAAAATAAAGAGACAGAGAAAGTTCATTTTGTCGAAGGACCTATTGAAGAAGTTTTTTCTCACTGGAAGCAAATTATGAACCACCCTAACGCCAAGCTTGATAAAAAACGCAAGCTTATCATCCAGGGTGCTTTGAAATCGGGTTATGAAGTCGAACAGCTTTGCCAAGCAATCACAGGATGTTCTTTCACCGCACACAATATGGGGGAGAATGAGAGAGGCGAACGTTATGATGGTTTACATGTCATTTTGCGTGATGCGAACCAAATCGATCGTTTTATCAATAACTTTCTTGCTCCCCCAAAAAGAGTTAGTGCTGGCGAACAACAAGCCAGGCAAAGTTATCAGGCATTAGAAACTTGGTTTCAGGGGGAGGATGAAAGTAGTGGAAGTCACTGAGCGCGAAGCATTTAGCAAAATGTTAATTGGTGTTGGACAAGTTTACGGCAAATCGATTTCTCCGTTGATGGTGAAGCTCTATTGGGAGATTTTAAAGCAATATGATTTGGCTTCAGTGGTTAAAGCAGTAGAGGGACATGTCAAAGATGCTGATGTTGGTCAATTTATGCCAAAACCTGCAGATCTTATCCGAATTTTAAAGGGTGACAGTCAAACCCAAAGCTTGCAGGCTTGGACCAAAGTCGAACAAGCCATAAGGTTAGTAGGTCCTTATCGGAGTGTTGCATTTGATGAGCCAGTGATTCATGCCGTTTTGCAAGAGATGGGAGGATGGATCAGAATCTGCCAGACCTCAGATAAAGAGCTTCCCTTCATGATGAAGGAATTTCAAAACCGCTATCGTGGTTATCGGCACGGGGAAGTGAAATCATTCCCTCGTCATTTAGCTGGTATCAGTGAACATCAAAACCTTATCCGAGGGCATTCAACAGAACAGATTGCTTTAATTGGCAATAAAGAGAAAGCAAAAGACGTCATGAATGGGGGCGTTGTTACGGAAAAACAGTTTCAAGTAAGTAATATTGCAGTAGGTTTACTCGCTTCACCAGACATCCAATACGACTGTTCAGGAGAATCATAATGCTAGAGCCGCAACGTTTGTTAACCAAACTGAATGCCATTACCGTCGACTGGGAAAATTACATTCGAGTGACAGGCCCTGTTTTGGGAGCTGAAGGGATTGCCATGGGGCTTGCAGGGTTAGAGCGGCTGCCGTATTTATTGGTACGTTACCTTTGGAGTTTAGATGAGTCTGTAATAGGAGAACTCTATGCTTTACTGTTAAGTGATATTTTGCAATTAGCCGATAGGGGTAATTGGCACTGCAAAAATGATTTTCAGAAATTAATTCGGTTAATCAAAATGGCACTTCATGAAATGCAACATGTTAATATTTGTAACCCTTGCAAGGGCACTGGTGTTGTTAAGCATCAAACCTGTTTGAAATGTCATGGTGCTGGTATAAAAAAACGATCACAAGCAGAATATGCTCAATATTGCGGGGTGAGCGATTCGAATTGGAAAAGAAGCTGGGCTTGTAAGTATCAAGAAGTTTTTCTACAAATATTAGAGTGGAACGAGAAAGCTATAAAGCATTTGCTTTCAAGAATTTGATTTTCGCTTGACGTATTGATAATGCTTTCTATATGATAGATCTCAGGATGTATAACTTTGTATTCAACCAACCTCATTAGATTCAAATAAGATCTTGGAACCTCTTCAACCAGAATTTCCTTGGCGAACTTGCCTGGAAATTGATACTTTACCTGAAGCACAGTTAATCTACGCCACAATATCCCAAGCTTGGGATGATTCTACAAAAGTCTCAGATTGCCCTATCAGAAAAGAAGCACGTCGCTGGTTCTTTTCTGAGCGATTCGAGTACTTCTGTCATTTAATTAATGTCTTTCCTTTGCAAATTCAAAAATATGTAAGCCAACGTTGGAGTTCTTAATGAAACATTTTAATAGTGAACATTGGGCGTTTGATAAACGAATTAATTTGAGTAATGTGATTACTGGATTAACAGTAGCCATCTCCATTATTTGGTGGGCAGCTCAACTTGAAAAGAGAATTGCTGTGCTTGAAGCTCAGTTTAAAGCGTTCTATGAGTTGCAACTACAAGATTACTGAGTGCCAATATGAACTGGGAATACTTTTCTGAAGATGAGCTGAAATGCCGATGTGGCTGCGGCAAAGCTGATATGGATCCGTATTTTATGCAAAAGCTTCATGCTCTAAGAAAGACTTTAAATTTTCCATTACTTGTAAGCTCAGGCTTTCGCTGTCCTGATTATAATAAGAAGGTGAGTAATACCGGTGCTAATGGTTCCCATACCACGGGTCGAGCAGTTGATATCGCGATTAGTGGTAAAGAGGCATATTTTTTGGTTCAGTATGCTGCTAATTTCAATATGCAGGGGATTGGAGTGAAGCAAGATGGACCAATTGAACAAAGATATATTCATATGGATGATTTGACTGAGAAAGATGGGTGTCCAAGACCTAGAGTGTGGAGTTACTAAGTTTTGAACCCATTTAAAACCTTAGCGTCTGCCATTGACCCACTTGAAGCGGTTGGCGCTATTCTTAGCAAAGTATTCCCTTCAGAAGAAGATCGCATACAAGCTCAAGCAGTCCTAGAGAAGATAAAGAACCATCCAGCAGCACTTCAGGTTTCCCTTAACGAGAAGGAATCACAACATGCTTCATTGTTTGTGGCAGGTTGGCGACCCTTTATTGGTTGGGTTTGTGGTTTAGGGTTAGCGAATACATTTATCATCAATCCCTTATTGCAATGGTTTTGTGGAATTACAGGTCCGCAGATGCCACTTGATGTGATGATTGAGTTGGTTATAGCAATGTTAGGTTTGGGAACTCTGAGAACTCTTGAGAAGTTTGGTGGCAGAGCTAAATAATGGTTGTGGTTAATGTTAATCTCAATGGCGTTAAGCAATTTCAACGTTCATTAGGTCGAACGCATTCAGAAGTTAATAAGAAGTGCCAGCAAGCTCTTAATCGAACCCTTCAACGCTCACGAACTCAAATGACAAATGGAGTGGGGGAGAAGCTGAATCTGCGAAAGAAAACAATTCGGGATTTAGTAAGCATTCAACGTGCCACTAAAGCGACAGGGTTGATAGGTAAGCTCAGCGTTAAAAACAAACTTGTACCGTTGATGGAGTACAGCGCAAAGCAGAATCGCAAGGGCGTTAGCTTCAAGGTATTTCATGACCGGCCTCGTCAATTAATTAAACATGCATTTATATATCCTGACAGCCGTTCGAGATTGACTGTCTTTAAACGTGAACCAGGTGCGGGAAGGTTAAAGATTAAGCCGTTGTATGGGACTACTATTGCAGATAAAGCAAATGATTTAATTAGGGCAATAGGAATTAAATCTAAACAATTTTTTAGTAAAGAATTAATTCGTTTGATGTCATTAAGAAAAAATGTGAAGATTTCTGATGTGATTGATTAACAAATCAGAATATAATTTTCAGCTATTTTATCCATCAATTGAACAAAACTCAATGTTTGAAGCGCTTGATTCTGATTTAGCATAGCCTTAAAATGCTTAACGATTCAGAGCTGTAAGTGTGGGGCTATATGGAAGTTGTTGAAATTTTAAATGGAATAAAAGATGTTATTGCTACTGGGGGAGGAAGTGTCCTATTAGTAAAACTTTATAATTCCTTAGATAAGGCGATAGGCAATATATTCGAGCCAAAACAAATAATAAGAAGAATGGCTGCAATATCACTTGGGCATCAAAGAGCGAAATTCATAGAGGCTGCAACAGAATCATTATTACAAAATTATAGAAACGGTCTTATAAACATTGACAACGAAGGTAGGGTCTCTTCTGTGAGTAGGTCAGATGAGGAAGATGTTACTTCTCAAATTGTTATGGGGTTATGCCAATACCAAGCTTCTAGAGATCTTAATCGATATGTCAATTTGCAAAGGATTGGTGCAATTGCTATTGAATTAGCTAAGATAGATGTTAGTGCAGATATTTCTCATGAGCCAATTGGTGAAGATTGGTTATTTCATTGGAGAAACTGTGCACAAGACATACAACAAGACCAAATGCAAGAAATTTTTGCAAAAATCCTTGTAGAAGAAGGAAAAAAACCTGGATCATTCTGCAAAAGAACATTGGATTTTCTAGTTAAATTAGACCAAAAAGAAGCAAAGCTCATTGAAAAGATAGGATTACTAATAGTAGATGAGGAATATGTTTTTGCTTTTGGTGTGAAATTTTTACAAGAGCTTGGCATTAGTTATGATGACTTACTTGAGTTGGAAGATTTAAATATTTTAAAAGGTGTTTTAGGTGAACCTAGTTCTCTTGCTCAAGATAAATTGGTTGTGATGGATAGAGATAGCGGAGAATTAATAATCAAAAACGGTAACATATCGTATAAATTTCAAACGAAGAAACCACAAGAAAAAGTAAGATACTCTTGTTACAAAGTATCAAGAGTAGGAAGAGATCTTTCAAAGTTACTTAGCTTTTCACCTTGCATTAAATATCTCTTAAAGATTAAGGAATATTTAGAATCAAACGATTTTCGGTTTGTTGAAGCTATAGATGACCAAGGTGTCTCTGTAAAGATACCAGGTTTTAATTTGTGAATTTCCTAACTTAGTTATGGGTCCTTCTCCACACATATCTATGCGGGCCGCGGACGCCCAAAATCGAGCTAGTAACTGGGCCCTAAATTCGATCCAATATCAATATTCAAATGGCAAATTCAAAGCATGTTAATCGAACAGAACTCTCTCTTATCTTTGGAAAAAATGTATCAACTATCGATCAATGGATCCGCCAAGGGATGCCATATATCGAAAAGGGAAGCAAGGGTACGGGATGGATATTTGATACATCCAAAGCAATTTCATGGCGTGAAGATAAGCTTAAAGATGAAGTCTTTAGCCCAGAACGCATCGAGCTTGACGAAGCCAAGCGTCGAAAGATAGCAGCCGAGGCAGCCATACTAGAAATTGAACTTCAGTCTAAACGCCGTGCTGTTCTCTCAAGAGAGGAAGTAGAGCAAAGCTTAACTCATACCTTTATTACGCTTAAACAAAGATTAAGAACAATTCCTGAACGCCTTGCTCCTCAGATACTAAATGAGAATGATGAGCAAGGAGTTCGTGAACTATTACTCAATGAAATTGATGATGCCTTGCTGGAACTGAGCCAGTTAGATTTTAATGCAAGCTCTTGTCAGTAATTCCTTAAACCATTTAGCACCACCGCCTAGGTTAACCATTTCTGAGTGGGCAGATCAATACTGCATGCTTCCTGACAACAATGCAGAGCCAGGACGTTGGCGGACATCACGTGCACCTTATCAAAAAGGGATAATGGATTCGATATGTGATCATAGGATTCAAAAGATTACTATTATGACAAGTGCCCAGGTTGGTAAGACTAGCATGCTAAATAATGCTATTGGCTTTTATATTCATCAAAACCCCAAGTCTATAATTATCATGCACCCAACCTTAAAGGATGCTAAAGACTGGTCAACTTTTAAGCTAGCCCCGATGGTGGCTAATACCCCAGTTTTAAATGATAAGGTTGCTAAGCCTAGGGCTCGGGATAAGACAAATACCACATTACGAAAAGAATATGCTGGTGGCTATTTAATGATATTGGGTTCCAATTCGACATCTGAATTACGTGGAAGGTCCGCTCCTATCATTCTTTGCGATGAAGTTGATGCATATGAAATCACCAGTGAAGGTGATCCGATTAATCTTTTATGGAAACGAGCAAATACTTTTAGTGATAGAAAGTTAGTTCTTACCAGTACACCCACCGTAAAAGACATTAGTCGCATTGATCAATCATGGGAAGCATCTGACAAACGTCGGTATTATGTCCCCTGTCCTCATTGCAATACATTCCAATGGTTGAAGTGGACAAACTTAAAATGGGACAAAGATGTTTCAGGAAAACACCAACCCCATACAGCTTATTATGAATGCGAAAAATGTAAGCAGAAAATACATCACAAGAATAAAACTAAAATGATTGCCCAAGGTAAATGGGTGTCAGAATATGAATTTAGTGGTCATGCTGGTTTTCACCTCAATGAATTGATAAGCCCTTGGCGCACCTGGCAAGAGGTCGTTGAAGACTTTTTAGAAAAAAAAGCACAAAACGATTTGCAGGTTTTCTTTAATGCGGCCATGGGAGAACCATGGGAAGAAAAAGGTGAAAAAGTAAATGGAAATAATATTTATCTTCGCCGTGAGCATTATGGTCCTGATTTACCTGAACAAGCCGTGGTGCTAACAGCTGGTGTGGATGTTCAAGATGATCGCTTAGAGTGTGAGATTGTAGCTTGGGGACCTGGTGAAGAATCATGGAGTATCGATTATGTTATTTTGCAGGGGGATCCTTCTCGAGAAGCACTTTGGAATAAATTAACGCAAGTACTAGCACGTAATTTTAAGCACCCATCGGGAACACAACTAGCCATATCGGGAACAGCCATTGATACAGGTGGCCATTATACTCAAGAGGTTTATCGATACTGCCGTCAGCATCCTTATAGAGTATTTGCAATCAAAGGCAGTTCTACACCAGGTGGGCCACTCGTAGGCAGACCTTCTAAGAGTAATTTAGGGAAAGTTAATTTATTTTCCATTAATACTATTACTGCAAAAGATACCATTTATTCAAGATTAAATTTGGCAGAGCCTGGGCCAGGATATTGTCATTATCCAGTCAAAGAAAATTACAATGTTGATTACTTTCATCAACTAACGGTTGAGAAGCGTGTGCTTCGGTATAAACAGGGGCGACCCTATCATACTTACATTAAGCCAAGCGGTGAGAGAAATGAGGCGCTGGATTGCAGAGTGTATGCTTTGGCAGGATTATACATAGTTAATCCATCAATGAGGCCATTAAATCATATCAACAAGAATATTCAGAAAAAAAAGAAAATAAATAAACATAGCTATATGGGCGGAGCAGAAATTAAATTTTAATTCTAAAAAAATCATTTTATATGTTGATTTAAACGCTCTATCAATTTGTCAGGTTTCTTAAATAAGAACCAAATTCATAGGAAAGTCCTGCGACTAAGCATCCGGCAAAAAATAGAACAGTTGCGTAACAACAATTCATTATAAATGGAACATTACCCATAACGATAAATCGTGGATCATGCATTTTTATTATTCCCTCGAAAAAAGCAAATCCAAGTACGCCATAAGTGACATACTCTAAATCAACTTTAAAGAATCCGGCAGTTATAGATGCGATAGCACCAATCCCAGCTTCAATAAGCAAGCCCCCAGCTACAGCATTAGTTTCACTTAATGATAATTGTCGCATATACACCATTTTAAGACATCGCCCATAAATTTGAAAACTAATATAAGAAAAGAATGTATACCACAGAAGATTTAAAAAATGTAGAAAAGGCTTTAATGCAACTTACGTTAGGTGAAAAAGTTGTATCTTTTAGTCGTTCTACAGCTGTTGGAAGTCAAACTGTCACTTTCAATCAAACTCAAGTAGCTGATTTAGAACGCTTGCGCGCTCAAATTAAGCGTCACTTAGATCGCGGCAAATCTGATTATATAAAGGTCACATCTTCTAAAGGTTTATGAACTTCTTTAAAAAATTATTTGAAGGTCCTAAAAAGCGCCTTGCTAAGTCCTATGAAGGAGCAACAACTGGCAGACGCTTAGGCTATTGGGGATTAGGAAGCCAAGGCCCTAATACGGCATTAAGCGATTCATTAACTGGACTGCGATCACGTTCAAGAGATTTAGCCCGTAATAATCCCTGGGTAGCTAATGGCTTTCGTTCACTTGCATCAAACTTAATTGGTTGTGGCATTACTCCGCGTTGGTTGTTAGATGATGTTCAGTTAAAAGAAAATATCCAACAAGCCTGGCAGCAATGGACAAATAATTCTGATCTAGATGGTCGTTATGATTTTTATGGTATGCAATTATTAGTTGCACAAACCTTAATGCAAGCTGGCGAAGTGCTTGTTCGCATCGTTCCCCAAAAGATGCGAGGGAAAGGGAATGTCCCGTTACAAATACAAGTTTTAGAGCCTGATTTTCTGATTGATGATTATCCTTCATCTCCTGATGGGCTTCGACAGATAAAAATGGGCATAGAATTAGACACTTCAGGCAGGCGAGTTGCCTATCATCTTTATAAATCCCACCCAGGTGAAGCAGACAATCTTAATAGTGATAAAATCCGCATTGCTGCCCAAGACATTTTACATATCTATCGTGTTGATAGACCCGGCCAATTACGAGGCGTTCCTTGGATATCATCAGTACTACTTAAACTGCGCGAGTTAGATCAATATGAAGATGCTGAGCTTGTGCGCAAAAAGACTTCAGCATTGTTTGCAGGATTTATCACAGAACCTGCACCTGATTTTAATGCTAATGAAAGAGATGATTATCAAGAACTCGGGCTTGAGCCTGGTATGTTAAAACGATTGGCACCAGGTGAAAATATTGAATTCTCTGAACCCAGTGATGTCGGCGGAAGTTACGAAGTATGGATGATGCAGCAATTAAGGGGGGTTGCCGCTGGCATGGGGATCACTTATGAGCAGCTAACAGGAGATCTGCGGGGCGTTAATTATAGCTCTATCAGAGCAGGTCTTATTGAGTTTCGAAGACAAATTGAGTTGTTGCAGCATCATTTAATTGTTCATCAATTATGCCAGCCCATTGCAACAAGGTGGCTTAACTTAGCCGTACTAAGCGGTGCCATAGATATTCCTGAGTACTTTGATAATCCAGGCAAGTACCATCGGATTAGTTGGCAACCTCCTGGTTGGGATTGGGTTGACCCTCTCAAGGATGTACAAGCCGAAATCCTTTCGATGGAGCATCACCTTAAAGCAAGGCAAGACATTATTGCCAAACATGGAATGGATGCTGAAGAGGTCGATAGACGAATTAAGCAAGATAAAGAAAGAGAAAAACAATTTGGTTTACACTTTAAGGAAGTCAAAGATGATCCCGCAACTGATAAATAAGCCACTTTTGGCTACCCCGCAACAAATCAGTTATTCAAAAGGTTTTGATTTTGTCCGATTCCCAAGATTTGAAGGAAAAATTGCCATCATCCCTGTTGAGGGTTTATTACTCCATCGCTTTCAAGGATATGGCACAAGCTATCAATACATCCGAGCGTTACTGAGTGAGGCGCTAAATTCTCCACAAGTGGAACATATTGTATTGGACATAGATAGCGGTGGTGGTGAAGTAAGCGGTTTGTTTGATTTGGTGGATGAAATTGTTGAAGCTAGAAGCAAAAAGCCTATTACGGCTCTCATTAATGAACATGCGTACTCTGCTGCTTATTTGATTGCATCAAGTGCTAATCAAATCATCGCATCAAGAACGGCAAGTGTTGGCAGTATTGGAGTTATTGTCGCACATGTTGACCAGAGTGAAGCTGAAGAAAAAATGGGATTCAAAGTCACTGAGATTTATGCAGGTAAACACAAAATTGATTTTAGTCCTCATTTCGCATTATCTGATGATGCTAAGTTAGAGTTGCAAGCACAAGTAAATGATACGTATGAGTTGTTTACTCAAACACTATCTCGTAACCGCAATGCCCCATCTGAAAACTTCCGTTTAACAGAAGCAAAAATCTTTTCAAGCAATCAAGCTATGCCACTACAACTAATCGACAAAATTCAATCACCTAATAAATTTTTTGAGGAGATTTTGATGACTGAAGAAACCAACCCGGCTGATATTTTAAAACAAGAACGAGAGCGCATGAAAGCGATATTTAATTTGTGTGGATTGGCAAAGCAACCTGAGTGTGCTGCGGATTTTATTGAACAAGGTACAACTACAGAAGAAGTGAGAAAAATTCTTTTTGATAAATTGGTGGCAAATACGCAAGAGCCAATTATTAATGCCATTGGTGAATCGCAAGCCAATCATAATCAACTGCTTCAATCGATGGTACAAGGATTGCAAAAATGAAAGAATATAAACCAGACAATCTCATTGCGGGTGATTTCCCGCTTGTAACTCAATCAATTACCATTGCTGCAGGCCAAACATTAGAACGTGGTGCGGTTCTTGGACGTATATCTGCGAATGGCCAATATGTTTTAAGTCAAGTTAAAGCAAGCGATGGTTCTGAGAGTCCTAATGTGGTGTTAGCTCAAAATATCGATACAACTGATGGTGAAAGCGAAGCAACATGCTACTTATCTGGCCAATTTAATAGTGCCGCGCTTACTTTTGGTGCTGGTCACACAACAGGATCAGCTATGCACACACTTCGTCAATTAAACATTTACATTAGCGAATCGGTTTAGGAGATAATCTATGATAGATCTATTTGATAGACGTACTATGTTAAGAGCTTTAGAACAAAGTAATCCTCCGAAAACATTTTTGTTGGATACTTTCTTCCCTACTATTCAGCAATCGGATACCGATACAGTTGATATTGACATCATTAAAGGTAAAAGAAAACTTGCCCCCTTTGTTGCTCCAATGCATGAAGGAAAAGTCATCGTCAATGAAGGATTTGAAACATTTACTTTTAAACCGCCTTACATTAAAGCAAAGAAAGTTACTACTGCAATGGATATTTTAAAGCGTTCTGCAGGTAATACTATTTATCAAAATGAGCTTTCTCCTATGCAAAAGGCTGCACAAAAGGTGGGTGCAGATTTACGAGAGCTGCAGGAGATGATAACTCGTCGTGAAGAATGGATGGCAGCCCTTGCCTTAACGACTGGAAAAATTCATGTTCAGGGGGAAGGAATCAATCAAGTTATTGATTTTCAGATGCCTAAAGATCATAAAATAGAATTGCCTACAGGGAAAAAATGGTCAGATCCAAATAGCGATCCTATCTCTGACTTGCGCCGTTGGCAAACTAAGGTTGTTCAAGATTCAGGATTAGTACCTCGAATAGCTGTATTGGGTCGAGAGGCATTGAATGCATTATTAGAGCATAAGAAGATGCAAAAGATATTAGATAATCTTCGAATGAATGTAGGCCATATCGATCCAAAAGCATTACCCAATGGCGCAAAATATTGGGGTTGCATTGAAGATATCGATTTGTATAGTTATAACGAATGGTATTTGGATGATGCAGGTAAAGAACAACCGATGATTCCAGAGAATATGATTATTCTCGGAGCAGATAATGCTCGTACAGCAAGACATTATGGTGCTATCCATGATTTGGATGCAACTGCTGCAGTTCGATATTTCCCTAAATCTTGGGCACAAGAAGATCCTTCAGTAAGGTTTGTGATGTTGCAGTCAGCACCACTTGTAATTCCGCATCAGATTGATGCATTTATGAGTATACAGGCAGTTTAATCAAAGAATTTATAATTTTTAAGCAGCTTTCGTCTAAATGTGTGTCAAATGACTATTTTTGATTTTAAATTATCTATATGGTAATTTTTGACTTCCTATTTTGTTGTTGGGGGAAAAAATGAGAAATTTGAATATTATTGAATGTGAAAAGGTTGCTGGGGCTTGGTCTAAAGCAGATGATCAGCAGCTCGTTTCTACTGTGTTCCTAGGGACCATTCCAGGTGCTGCTATAGGGTATTATGTTGCGGGAGCCTATTTTCAATTAAGTGGTTACGACATTCTTGCGGGTAGTGTATTGGGTGGATGTGTAGGAGCGATAGCATTTCCAATTTTATTGTATGGGGTTGGTAATGCAATAGCGTTTACATATTATACGGCTTTTCCTAGTTAAATTAATGTTGAGATGGTGGGCAATCTGTCCCACCTAACATTAGCAGTTTATATTTCTAACCTTCAATACCTCATATCTAATTTTTAAATTCCGTTCTCAAGATTACACAAAAGTAATTAATGAAATTGGATACTAGGTCATTATTTCAATTTGGCTCATCCGCACTATATTTTGATTCTACTGGCAAAGCAATAACATGCTGTGTCTTCATTGATACTGGTTGGCGTGATCCTATCCAAGGTTATGACTCTCATCCAGGAGAAATAATTACTATTCTCTCAATACAGCTTGAGGATGTGCCAGTTCCAAGAATAGCTGATCAAATTAAAATTGATGGCAGTTTATATACGGTTATGAGCATACAAGCACAAGACGATATTATTGCTGTTCTTCACGTAACAAAGTTATGAGTGTGTTGAAAATCATTAAAGCAATTCTTGATGCTTTAAAAGAAAAAAAGCTAAACGTTAAATTCAATAAACAATGGTTTGACTTTAGAGAAATAAGCCGCTGTCCTGTTTTATCATTATTTATTCTCGAAGAAACTCCTCTTGAGCATAAAGGACATAGCTACAAACAAGAATTAAGTGCACATATTGAAGGATATATCGCATCATTTAATGATGAGTTTATTTATCATTTAGTATCAGATATCAAGTCAGCATTATTCAAACACGAATTCCCGTTTACCATTTCTTATCAAGGTTATGAAATCAATTTACCTGATGAAGGGGCTCATGTCGTTAGTGTAAGAGTTAAATTTAAAATTATTTATTTAGAAAATATTAAATGAGGTCAATCAATGCCAGAGTATAGTTATATAGGTAAAGGAAAAGTATTTCTAGCAAAGCGAGGCGAAGATAAACTGAGATTTGTTGGCAATAGCGATAAAGTTGAATTGTCTTTCACAGAAGAAACGAAAGAACTAAAAGATTTTTCGCAAGCAGGTGGTGGAGTTGCCAATTCTGTATCAAGAATTGATAAAGTAGAAATAGGGTTAAATTTATTTGATTATTCTCCTGAAAATTTAGCACTAGCAATTTTTGGACAATCAAACACTGTTGCTGCTGGGACTGTAAAAGGCGAACATCATACTGCATTTAAAGGTTACCTCATACGATTATTACATAGCCATATAAATAAAGTTATTGTTAAAAATGAGATTGATGGAACTTTTTATAAAGAAGGCATGGATTATGAAGTGTTTAATTCAGGAATAATGATTCTTGATAGTGGTAAAATTGAAAATAACATAGCTTTGAAAATTGATTATGACTATGGGGCATCTGATGTTATACAAGCTTTGGTGAATTCAGGTGATGAATATCACTTTGTATTTGATGGTTTAAATGAAGCGCAATCCGGTAAAAAAGTAGTGCTTGAAATATATCGGGTTAAGTTTACACCAGCTGCATCACTATCCTTCATTGGCGATGATTTTGGCAGTATTGAGATCACCGGAACCGCCCTGTCAGATAATTCTAAAACAGGCCTTGGTATCAGTCGCTACTTTAAAGTTGAAATGGAGCAAAACCATGCGTAAAGAAGACAAAATTAATATTAATGGAAAGGTAACAACTGTAAAAGAGATGACCGTTGGTGATGTTCGTCATTGGATGATGGATATGATTGCGCGTGAAAAATCCAAAGATGAACAAAGTAGTATAGATCTCGTTATTGATCAGGGCTTTCTTCAAGAGATCGGGTTAAGTGACATTATTCGCATGACAGATATTACTCGTTGTCAATTAGATCATTTTGCTCCTTCTGAATTAATGGTGGTTGTGGAAAAATGCAAGGAGCTTAACCCTGATTTTTTCGGCTTGAGGAAAAAACTGCTCGGTGTTGTGCCCAAGAATGCCTTGATAGGCTAGAAAAAAGTTGCCTCATGTTGATTGAAAGAGGACATTTCCAAGTGTGGTATTATGCCTGGAGTGTTTTCACAAAATTAATTAACAACAGACTGCATAACAATTAATGAAGGTAAACCAAAGGTGTAAGCTGGATTTTCAATTATGTCACGGAACTGTTTTGTATACATGTCACGATCATGTTCAGAGATTTTATTAAATTTGACCAATTCTTCTTTAAAGTGTTCCCAACCTTTAAACAAGTATGATTTTAAATATGGATCATTTGTAATTGGCTGATATCCTTCTATTGAAATAGTTGAAAATAATTTGCTTTTCGTCGCGATATCTAATAGATATTTACCAAAGTCAGCTTCAAATAATTTCAGTTTTGAATAAGCCATGTATAAATCAAATATTTTGTGGTATGTATCATTATCTGGTGTTACCCAATGTAATGAGTTGATTGGTTCAGACACAATTACATTCCCACCTTTCCGAGTTAAATTTGCGAGATTGCGTATTCCAATTTCTTTGTTTTGTAAATGATGAATAAAGCAGCGACAATACGTTATATCAGCATGAATGGAACAGTCAATTTCATTTTCAAAGTTTAGCTTTAGATAAGTTATATTTGATAATCCTGATTTTTCTGCTCGATATTTGCAAATATCTAATTGCTCTGCATCATAATCGATTGCATATACTTTCCCTTGTGGACCTACTTGTTTAGCTAACCATTCAGTCATGGCGCCGGAACCACAACCAGCATCAACAACAGTTTGGCCATAAGAAATTTTTACTTCCCTTAGGGCTTTAAAACATGCTTTGCTGTAGCAAGCATGTTGAATATCCAGACGTTCAAAATCTTTGTATCCAGATGGTAAAGCATATTTATACATAATATTCAAATGACCCAATCAACTGTTAATCTCATCCTTCGAGCTGATACTAAAGCATTTTCAGCCTCAATCCGTCAAGCAGAGCAAGATTTTACTTCTCGTTTCAAAAAAATGGGAGGCACAGCAGGTGCACAGTCAACTCGAATTGAAGGAAACTTCAATAGTATGGCTGGTGCTATTGGACGGTTCTCATCAGCTATTAAAAGAGCAGCTGCCCAACTTACCATAATGGCTGGTACAGTAACCGGTATTGGCTTATTGGGTAAACGATTCCTCGATGTCGCCGACAATACCGCTAATGCCGCCGATCGCATTGGGATAACCACAGGGCTACTACAAGAACTTCGCTTTGCCGCCACCCAAACGGGTGTCTCAACAGACAAGCTTGAAATATCCCTAGAGCGGTTTGTTCGCCGAATGGGCGATGCTGCGAATGGCACAGGTGCTGCTGCTTCTACCTATCAACGCTTAGGTATCTCAGTCTTAGAGGCTGATGGTTCCATACGTGACTCTGGTGCTGTCCTTAATGATGTCGCTGACGCTTTGCAAGGCTTGGGATCGCAAGTAGAGCGAGCTGCTGCTACCACGGCTTTGTTTGGACGCACAGGAGTAGCAATGAGCATCATGCTGAGTAGAGGTGCCAAGGGTATTGAGGAGTATAAACAACAGGCTCAGCAACTAGGGATTGTGATTGATGAGGAGTTATTGCGTAATGCCGAGAAAGCTGGCGATAAGCTCGATATCATGTTTAGTGTGCTGAAAGCCCAAGCTGTATCAGCATTTGTTCAATTAACACCTCATATCATTGATTTTAGCCAACGCATTGTTGCTGCAATACCTAAAATTAAAGAGTTTCTTGCACCTTTAGCTCAGATGAAAGATGCTTTTCTACTCTTAGCTAAAGTCCTTACAGTGTCAAAGCTTGTTAATTTCACTACAGGCTTAATGAAAGCCTCCAAATCATTTCTTGTTGCAGGTTCAGCTGCTGCTAAATTTACACAAGCAATGACGCTCGTGAGTAGAACACTCAAAGGTTTGGGCATTAGCTTGGCCGTTATTACCACCATTGAAGCCTTATCATTGTTAAAACAGCATCTGGATTTAAAGAAAGAAGCAAAGTTATTCATTCAAGCCCAACAAAGTTTGATGGAAGGTAGCCAACTGTTCGCAAATGCTACCAGAATGAATGTTGATGATTTTAAGAAATTAACCAAAACTGAACAACAAGCTTATCGAGATAGATTAAAATCAGCCAGTGACTTTTGGCAAGCCAAGCTATCGTTAGAATCAAGACAAGATTTTCAAAGCAGCGCAGCCATGGCTGCGGCAAAAGAAAACCGCTTGTTTAAAGAAAACCTAACAATGGTGGAAGACGTATTTAATAAGCGCACGGAGCTGGAGCGACAGCATGCTGCTACATTAAATAAAATCAGAACAGATGAAACCACAAAATTAAAGCACAATATCTCAGAGCAACTAAATGCGTTTGATAAAGCAAACGAGCAATTAAATTCTTTAAAAGAAAAAAGGAAAACCATTGCTAAAGAATTTCAAACCTTAATAGATGAAATAACATCACCAACACAAAAGGCTCCTGAAGATTTAACGGTATTAGATATTACTGCTGCTCAACAATCCGCGAAACAGTCTCTTCAGTCTGGTGATATAGAAAAAGCACTACAAACAGTCAATCAAGCTAAAGAAATTATTCGTTCTTTATCACAAACAAGTGGTGCAAGCAAAGCGTACTTAACTGAGCAAGCCAATGCTACAGCTGAAATCGCAGATCAAGTTGTGCAGGCAGAAATTCAATCACAAGAAAAAAGTATTGGCAGTATTAAAGATAAGATCACTGAGATAAAAGCGCAAGCTGAATTGCTTAAACACTTAACAGTTGAATTTGATGTTAATGGTGCTATAAAATCTGCAGATGAGATGAGAAATATTCTACAAGAAAGGCTGACTAATAATCCTATCATCCTACCGACAGTTACTATTCCAGATAGCAAAGGTATTGATGCAAGAGCAGAGCAAATATTAAAGCCTCAAAAGAAAGCACGTGGTGGATTTATAATGGGGGCTGGCACATCGATGAGTGATTCGATATTAGCAAGGCTTTCTCGAGGAGAGTTTGTGTTAAGGGCTTCAGCAGTCAAACATTATGGATTAGGTTTATTGAATAAGCTCAATCAAAAGGAATTGCCAAGATTTGCAAAGGGTGGATTAGTACCACCATATGTGCCCGCTATCAGTTCGTCTAGCCCATCGAATCTTCGGGCAACTTCCTTAACACTTAATTTAGGAGCTGAGACATTCGCGCTTCGTACACAAGATATTGATGTAGTGCAGGCATTGACTAAAGCAGTAGGTAGAGAAGCCTTAAAATCAGGGAGAAGAACTTGAATTTTCAATTAGGTGGTGTCTCTATTCCGATCCAAGCGGGCTTAGAATTTTCTCAAACCTACGAGCCTATTGGGGGCAGTGTGTTACATCGTATGCAATCCGGCAGGGCAGTTAAGCAAACGCATTATAAGAAATTTAGAACATCCCTTTCAGGGCAAGGCTGGGTTCCTGCTGGTCTGGATGGACTTGAATATTCAGAGCCCCTAATATTAAAGTGCGCAGCACCAAGAAGTGTATCAAGTGAAAGCTATGAAATATTGATCCCATCAACTAGAAGAAATGATCCTACTTTTGAGCCTAAAGGCTATGCATTAGTTAAAGGCCACTTAATTGAGACAAATATTATTATGCAAGAAGATACAGCCATATTAGATCCTGTTCGTTATGCACTATCGTATCAAGTTCATTACTATCCTGAGATATTAGTATTTGCGGAATCGCCGCAGGTTCAGAGTCATATAACCGGAGCAGAATTTTCTTGGTCACTTACTTGCGAAGAAGTCTGAATTGGAAAATAAGGCTATTATTAGATGGTATTGATGTTTCAGGTAATCTTACAAATACACTCAGAATAGAAGCCGAAGAAGGCACTGCAAAGATTGCTGAATTCTCCCTCATACCTCATGCAGGTCCAATATCAGTCACAAAGTGGATTGGTAAGTCTGTGGAGATATTTTATGACACTCATGATAAAGAATTTTGTATATTCAAAGGGGTTGTAGATGAGCCGATTTATGATCCTACCACTAAAATAACAACTTTTAGTTGCACAGATCAGCTGCAAGAAAACATTCAACGATTACAAAAATTAGAGATTGATGAATTAATACATGGGCATTGGAGTTCTATTGTATTTGATTTAACACAGGATAATTGGTCCTATGCGCAAGACAGGTTATCAACTATCCCAGCCAGCTTAGATTTGGGTAGAGAAAATCATTTTCAACTGACACCATGGCAAGCAAAGAAAAACCCTGATTTTCGTTTTGATGAAGATACCATTTTATATCAATCCATCGAAGTTCAATTAGCCAATCGTAGAGAACTCCATAATCAAGTCAATATTTCATTTCAATATCGTTACCAAAGACTGAAACAGCGTGAGATCCAATTTGGATATGGTTACCCATTAAATTTTTGCGATCAAATTAATAGAAGTGCCACACTACCCAATGTTGATATGATTCAACAGGCAGTTTCAGGGACAGGTTGGTTACTAAAGAATAATGTAGTGTTTGAACATCAAAGGGGGCCAGGTTGGGTAACTTGTGGTGATTCTGGCTTTGGGTTTCTCATTAAAGAAGAGATGAGGAGATACTTAGTTCGAGAAGCGAGTTTTGTTTTATGTAAACGATTTGTACAAACTGTCACAGAGAATTATCAATTACAGCTCCAAGCACCCCAATCAATTGCTGAATTTGGTAAAATTGATACACAAGAAAATTTAAGCTTTGAAGTAGCATGCAATACAGATAAATTTGTTAATATTAAGCAATACCAATCATCTTTAAATGATGCAATTGTAGATAGCATTGGTGATTTTGTCATTGAAGCAGAAGATAGAAATATCTTAAATCATGCAATCATCACTAAACTGAATCAGGCAAAGACGACAATCTTAAAGTCACATCGTAACAATATCATTAGCTTTAAAACGCCATTGCATCCCTTGATTGAAAGACAGCACACCGTAAGATTAGATACCACAAATGTAAAGGCCCAAGGCAAAGTCAAGCATATCATTCATGAGTGTGATTTTAATCAAGGACTTTCTCTTTCGACTATTTCATTTGTAGTATCAAGAACGGAAAATGACGATTTGGTGGCAGAGTTAGAATTTACTCCACCTGCCAAGATAACCCAATTAGGTGAGGCTGGTTACCCAATGAGAATATCATTACCCACACACTTGGGTGGTAAGCTTGCTTCCCCTGAATTTGATGATTTGTGGGATGGGTATACGGGCAATGAAAAAATAGAAGCAAATGCTAAGCCATATCCTGAAAGGTTTGCTATCACTGCACCTGCTATTGAAGAAGCACAAGCCCCAGTAGAATACCTAATAAGCCAAACTTACGAACTTAATATCCCAAATGAATTATTATTACTAACCGCCTAGGCCAGTAACCTCATGAGTGGTACTAATTCACGCTTTGTACAAGATCTCAATCGAATTGTTCGGCTTCGCCAGGCCAATAAAGGTGAGATTAAAAAAGTACAGGCAGAACCCATTGGCGCTGTTCGTGGGATTGGTGAAACAAATACTCCTCCAAAAATTCAATCTGGTGGAATTGCATCACCCCTAAAAGAGATCCCAGGTACTAGGATTTACTTTGAACCTGAATTGCTCACGAGCAGTGATGGATTATTTGTTATTGAACAAAAAGCTATTAAGCAAGCAGTTTATGAAGATGCTAATGGTGAACAGGTAGTTATTGAATTCATTAACAATAAAGACAATTAGGAATTGTAAATTCAATAGTTAGTGCAACATGCTATATATTATTTTTAATCCTATAAAATTTACACTTCACACCATGTCCAAGTCCATCTTTATAGTATTCCATATCACACTTTTCCATTACTCGGTGTGAAGCTTTATGATCCAAGGGGGCGAATGCAATGATAAAGTCAGCATTGATATGTGTTTTACTCCAATTAAGAAGCGCTTCCAGGACTTCGGAAGCATAGCCCATACCCCAATACTTTTTTGCAATTAAGTAGCCCACTTCTATTTCTCCAGTTTCTATAGGGCCAAAGCCACAACGGCCAATGAACTCATTGGATACTCTGTCAAATATGACAAAACACGGAAGTCCATATTTTTCATAAAAAGACATGAATTCTTTAATCCTTTGTCTAGTTTGTTCTTTGGTTTGGATTCCGTCAGGGAAAAACTGTCTAACTTCAGGATCTAAATTTAACTCAGCTAGTTGATCTAAATATTCTTCATTTATCAATCGTAAAATTGTTCGTTGAGTTTCAATTTCTAGTTGCATAACATATTAACCTTTCAGACATGATTCATAATCAGATTATAACCAATATTGGGCTACCCTATCATGGTTTAATAGATGAGGGCATATTACCACTCATCAACGGACACAAGCTCGCCTATCCAGGAATCACAAATGGTGATACACAACTTCTCTCGGTTCCCAATTCATCTATAACATCCTCCAAAATTGTAAATCAAACCAAAGGATTTGAATGGCGCAACAAAGCTATTGTCGCTGATAACCACTTAGGTGGTATTAATCTTGGCAAAGATTGGTTGCTCTATATCGATGCCAACCGAGTTGTTTGGTATTTGAAATTAGGTTTTCAGGCATCAGGCAATCAATGCACCATGAGTTGCACTTTGCTCAGTGTATTTGGCAGATTCAATTCTCTCTATCCCCAAATATTCAAAGAGCTAGCACAAGAGCAAACACACCTTCTTCATCCTGGACATCTTAAACCCCTCAATCGCTTTACATTTGAACGCAAACCAGATGGATCTGAAGTATTTATTCATGTGTATGCAAAATTTGATGTTGAAAATAGCATTGAGTTTCCTGAAGAGATGTCATTATATGAAATATGGAAATTAGAATTAAAAGGTAATGGTCAATTGACTGAAGATGATGTTTTAGGTTCAGGGATTACTGCAACTCTTAATAAATATAAAACATTTGCGGAGATCCATACATCTCATAGAGAAAAGATCCCACGAGTTGAGAGTAAATTTCGTGTAGGCAAAGTAAATGTTACTTATGTATATGACCCTAAGCCAACAGAAGCACCTGAATGTAATACAACTATTTGTCGGTCAGCGTTTGATTTGGCGCTGGTTCCTGAAGATGAAAATTTTATAGCTTTCAATATAGATAGAAACACATATATTCAAAGTAACTGGTACGGAGAAATTGAAACCAAATCATCGATTGTTAGAGTACTTTATGATTCAAATGGTGAACTTCATAACTTGAGTGTTCAAAGAGAAAGCAAGCGCCTTAATCGCTTGTATCAGACCTTTGAGGGGCGAGGTTCAGGTATACAAGGGCCAATCCAATATTATTTCAACGGTTTCATGTGTGTTGTTAATGGCATGATGCCGGGATGGGTTGAAACATATGATGGTATACAATCTGTTGAAAGCCAGTTTATGGTAAGACATCAGGCAAGCGTGTTGATGGATGGTCAACCAATACAGGTTTTGTCATTGCAGGGTGAAACAAATCAAACTGCCAATACAAAGATTGGGCAACCTGTTGTAAATAGCATTAATGTGAATGTTAAAATCAATGACAGTATTGTAAGGAACCTATCAGGTAAACCAGGTGAAATATCAAATGCTGTGCTAGCAGACCCATTTGCAAATTCCTATCAAAGGGATGCTAAAAATGGAATCTATGCAAAATTCCACTTTGGCCTGATTTCAAATAATCTGTTAGGGCAATTTATCACTCGTCTAGCTTCATCAAATGCACAAAACATAGTAGCAAGAGAATCTCATGGTGTTGTGGGGGCGAAAATTAGAGATCATGATGTAAAGCGTCATCCCTGGCAGTTTCATTTACATGGGAGCTTTAACCCGATATCTGAGGAAATTGTTCGGTATCAAGAGGGTGTTCAGTGTTGGGTTTAAATTGAGGCTAAGCTTATGCTGCACATTTTAAATTAAACAAAATGGGTTGAACAAAGAGCTTGCTTATTTTTTCGCATTTTTTTTACCCTATGCTTTGAACCACACGCGTTAGTGCACCATTTAGAATTCGTGCGACCTATAAAAAATTTACGACAATCTTTACTTTGACATCTCTTAAGCCCTTCAAATCCACCAAGAGAAGCAACATTAGAGAACATATATGCGCCAAGCAATAGTGGATGTGAATTAATTGGCATACAAGCAATATGCACAGCTGAGAGTCTTTTTTCAATGTTTTCAACAAGGCATTGAATTTTAATGTCCTTCAGAATATCGTTTAACTTATTTAATAATCCATCAGAGACGCCATTTCGCAAATATTCATCCATGCATTCATAAATAAAAGCCTCTAAGGCAGGAATGGTATCTAATGAACCCTTGCCATTATTTCTATCTATGTGAATGTTGGCTGCCTCAATCAGTGTTGATGATTCTTTGCAGCTGTATAACTTAAGCTCCATACCTGTATTAATGTAAAAATAATCATGTAACGCTTTTTCCATTTTAAACCCCTCTTGAAGGCGTAACAGTTTTAATGGTTATATCCCGTAACATTCTTTTTTTCAAGACAAGGTACAAGGGGAAGACCTGTATGAAACAAACCTTACAGAAAATTGTTGTAGCTAAAATATCCGGATCATCATGACATCTCTTTCAAACAGCGATTATGACAGGATTTAGAAAAGATAAACTTCGCAACAACATCAAGAAAATGACCATGCAATCAAATAAAAGAAAAATAATTATTCAAGGTGTAGAGTACGACTCACTTGAAAGTGCAGCTAACGCGTTTGGAAAATCACGCAATACAGTTGATTATCGTCTTTCACAAGGTTGGACTCCCGAGCAAGCTGTAGGCCTTGTGCCTCCTCCAAATTTTGCATCGAAAACTACTGGCATTCCTGTGCAAGTAAATGGCCGTGAATTTAAAAACATAAAAGAAGCAGCAAACTACTATAATCGTGCTTATACTCACGTCATAGAAATGTTAAAGAAAGGTCGTTCAATCGAACAAGCTCTTGGTTTGGTTAAAAGAGCTGACACTTTACAATCAGAAAATCCAGAATTAGCAAAACAATGGCATCCTCATAAGAATATGCCCTTAACTCCTAGTGATGTCTCACCTGGCTCAGGAAAAAAAGTATGGTGGCTATGTTCAAAGAATCATGAATGGGAAGCGGTTATCAATAGTCGCAATCGTGGATGTGGATGTCCTCACTGTGCTGGTCAAAAACCAACAAGTGATAGAAACTTTGCTACCGAATATCCTGGATTATTGAAAGAACTGGACTTAGAAAAAAACAAAAATCTTGATCCTAATAATCTTTCTCCACGCTCAAGCCAAAATGTATGGTGGAAGTGTGTAAAAGGCATTCTTGGCAAACTACGATTGTTAAACCGAACAAGAAAAAGAAATGGTACTTCATGCCCATATTGCATTAATTACAAACTCTGTAATGAAAATAGTCTAGCTCGACTTCGTCCCGATATTGCGCAAGATTGGCATCCTACTAAAAACAAGGCACTAACTCCTAATGATGTTATTGCTGGTGGTGGAAATAAAGTCTGGTGGACTTGTAAACATGGCCATGACTGGCAAGCTACAGTTGGGAGTAGAGTTAATAATGAGTCAGGTTGCCCTAAATGTTTTCTTCGAACATCAAGAATAGAAATTGCTGTTTATTCCGAGATACAGGCACTTTTTCCAAATGCATCATGGCAAGAAAAAATTGAAGGCTATGAATGTGATATCTTTATAAAAGATAGAAATATTGGAATTGAAATAGACGGAGTATATTGGCATCGACGACGACATGATGTAGATACAGTAAAATCAAAATTATTTGATAAAAAGGGCATTCAATTATATCGACTAAGAGAAGAAGGATTACCACTATTAAGTGAACGAGACATCTCTTTTAAATGGTCTGATAATACTTTTCCAACCATTTCCAAATTGGTGGAACAAATTTTACAACATGCCGACCTAAACGACAATGAACGCCTCAAACTTCATAGCTATGTTAATGGAAACTCTCTCGTTAATGAGAAATTGTATCGAAAAATTGTTTCTAATCTTCCTGCTCCACCACCGGGAAAATCGCTTGCTGACATAATACCAGAACTTGCAAAAGAATGGGCTTATGATCTAAACGCCCCATTGACTCCTGAACATTTTAGGCCATCTGCTAATAAATCTGCATGGTGGAGATGTAAGCGAGGTCACACTTGGAAATCTGTTATTCAGCAACGCACTTTTCGTCGTTCTGGTTGTCTTAGATGTACATTACAAGCTGCAACGAGTGAAAATAACTTAGCAGTCATTCATCCTGAACTTGTAAAAGAATGGCATCCAGAAAAAAATTGCGACATACGGCCTGGCGATGTATTCCCAAAGTCAAATCAAAAATATTGGTGGAAATGTATTAAAGGTCATGAATGGCTAGCTGTTGTTAGCTGTAGAGCGAGTGGTGCGGGCTGTCCATTTTGCTATGGACGGTTTGCTTCAGAGACAAATAATTTAGTAGTTTCTTATCCTGAAATATTGGCAGAATGGGATGCTGAATTGAACAAAGGTCTCAATCCATCTGACTTTACTCCTCATGTAGGCAAGAAAATATGGTGGAGATGTAACAAAAGCCATACTTGGCAAGCTACCATCTATAATCGAACGAAAAATAAGTCTGGATGCCCAATATGTGCTCGAAATAAATCTCGTAAGTACTCAATTGAATACTTCCAAAAATTTGCTAGAGAACGTGGAGGTAAATGTCTTTCAACTGAGTATTTGAGCTGCAGGAAAAAGATTAAAATGATTTGTAAAAATGGACATGAATGGGAGACTCGCGCAGATAATATCTTATATGAACAACAGTGGTGTAACCGTTGTAGAAAAGATCAATGACCAGAAATGCTAGTTATTTTTTTCTTAGCTTTAATTTCCATTCTTCAATATCTTCAGCCATTAGAAGAGATTATATCAAATAAACCAATTCGTATAGGTAAGATGTCTAATCAAGAGAGTTAGGAATATGTAAAAACTAAACTCTTAGAGACAGGTCATTCATTAACCGAAAAATATCTTAATATATATGCAGCCGTTGCATCATCTTCCTTTCTAATTAAAACTACCAAATTAATACGAGCATCGCATACCATTTTGTACTCTTCGGCAGTTTGAGGATTCTTAATTTTCAAACCTTGAAAACTCTCCGGATTGGATATTACTATTTTCTGTAATTTTTGAATAACATCATTTTCATCAAATTTTGTGAAAGTTGGCGCTTCATAGGAATCAACAATAACACTATTAAATGTCTTATCGACGTTGGCAGCATCCTTACTATCTAAATATAGAGAGTAATCAAATGGCCCGTATTTGCTAGGACTTGATGCCTTTACACACAGAATTGGATCTATTTGCTTTAATTTTATTAAAATTGAAGCAATAGAGTCGTAATAGTCTAATAAAGCTTTAGTGCTTGTCTTAGACATCGATTTTAAAACCATTGCATTTAATAATAAATTAATAGAGGATTGAATCTCGAGATTAGTCGCACCTTTGTTGATTTTTTCAAATAATAATAAAGATAATTTTTGATATAAATCTGGGTCATGTTTTTTTATAGTTGAAAAAGCCGCCTTCTCACTTAAATAATTGTCTAATTGTTCAATAGATTTTATTTGTTCATTACCTTGAGTTGATATAGTTGTTAGAGATGATTCTTGGTTTAACGCAATAGAAGACGTTGAACAGAAGGTACTGCACGTACCGCACAAAGTAATTATTACAAGTCTCTTAAAATAACTCAT